TGGAAAATGTTCTCTAACACTTGCTTCTATTTCTTTAATACAGTTTTGGGCTTTTTCAACAGAATCAATCTGAACATAGATTGAGTCTGTATGCCCATAAACTACTTTCATGACATTCCCACCATTGTAGGAGCATAAATATCATTTATGATATAAAGTCCTTCTTTTCTAAGATGTTCTTGTATCTCATGTATTGCTCTTGCGAGTTTTCTGTTGTCTGTTTGATACAAAACATCTAAGTCGTTTTCTAATCCTTTAATTTTTATTTCTAATTCTTCAATTTTCTTTTTCATTTGTTCAGCATTCATAATACCACCGTCACTATTGTTATAATTGTAATAATATTAACTATATTTACCATCATTAGTATTCTATTTGATTTTGCTATCATATCCAATAACTCCTCAAGTAATTCATTTGTTTTATCCATCATCATTTCTATCCACTTCTTCTGCAAATTTAATATCTATAATTTTAGCATGACGCTTCAAATTGTTCATCATTTGAAATATTTCATTTACTTCTTGTAAAGTTATATCCCATGTTTCTTCTGTATCGTATGTCACTTCTACGGTCACATATTTAGTCATCATATGATTTTCCTCCTATATTGCCCTTCCTTTACTTTTTCTACATTAGGTAGTCTTGTAACTAACCAACCAATAGCAGAAGCAGTTCCAATACTTGCAGAAGCCCCGTGTTTATGTATGATTTTATCTAATATCATACTTGATGTAAATATCTCACCATTGGTAGAATTTACTGCTTCTATTATCCATCTTCTAAATATTTTATTCATTTCTTTTCCTCCACATTTTTACCTTATTAAAACACTTTAAACAGATGTTCTCAATGGGATGAAGTGCAGATACTTGTTTTTTACACATTCTACATTTCATTCAAATTCCTCCCAATCAGATTCATCCCAAACTTTGTTGTAATTATATTGTTTATGTAAAATGGATTTTGATTCTTCTGAAATCTCCATTTTTTCATAAGAATAATAATCTCTATAATCATCTTCACCTAAAAATTCTATGAGTTTTACCCAAGTAATTTTGCCACTTTTAGAAGTAAGTTTTGCTATTTTATTTGTCTGCTTATCGTCAAACCAATCAGTAGTGGCTACATAAGTTCGGGGTGGGCAATCTTGTATTCTTGATAAATCTCCCCAACTTCCATCAATATAAGAAAAGTCTTTGTTAAAAATCAACTGGGCTTGCTTATATTCACTTAACAATTTATTATATTCTAAGTTTAACTCCTTAAGTTTCCTTTGTTTTTCTTCAAAAGTTATGTTGAAAATTTTTCTAAATAAAATAGGATATACAGAATTAAAAATGTAAATAGGATTAGTCATTTCTTCTTCTTTCCAATCACTGATTTTGAACTCAATCATATTTTTACCATATATTTTCTTTTTATCTTTTGAAGATTCAGATGTGTCGCAAACTTCTATCGCAACATATCTATCTTTATTCCATTTTATTAGAATATCTGGTCTTAATCCTAAGAAAGATTTTTCCATGTATATTTTAGCACCATTTAATAAATATTCGTCTAATTGAAGAATTTCAAAAATCAATTCTTTAATGTAAAGATGTTTTTGTCCTTCTCCACTACAAGAATAGTCTGATTTATGGGCAAAGTGATGTTGTTTTATTTCGCCTTTTTTCGGTATCATAATACCGTTGCATTCTAAACACTGATATTCTTTTCCTCTAAGGGCATTATTGATAGTTATTCTATCATGACTATCCAATGCTACCCAAAATTGAACGGTCAAGATTCCATCTCCTTTGCCTTAAATGCGGCTAACCTAATAGCCTCTCTTGCACTCGCAGTAATTGATGAGGCTAAATCAACATCAGCCCATCCAAATCCTTGAAAAGCAACAATACCATAAAAAGATGCCATTAGTCTTTTTACTGCCATTTGATTATTATACCATTTTTGGTATTCCCCAGTATTATTTTCTCTTGCTTCTTTCATCAGACGCTTATATTCATTTCTTAATTCTTTCAATTCCAATACTGCTCTTGGCAAAAGACCTAATTTATCTGTTTTATAGTAAAGCATTTTTTCTCTACTTATCTCGCTAAAATCTCTTGGTGTAGCAATATTTACACCAAATTCAGTAGGGTCTTCGGATTTGGTTTCCCAAGAAATATTTCTTGCAATCATCATAGAAGGATATAGACCTGCGAAATCAAAAGCAGCGACATTAAGATGTAACCCATTAGTATTTTCACTTAACGGGTCGTAAATCATAGCCCCATCATAATCCTTTCTTTCTACGCTTTTATCTCCTGTTGGTGCTTTCCACCAAGCATTTCTCATAAAGTAAATACTACCCATATGAGAAGCATAGAAACAAGCATCAAATGGTGCTTTTAGTAGTCTTTGTAGAGATATAACTGCTTCACTACAATAATTAGTTTCATCTATTCTAACTAATAATTCTACATCAACTAAAGCATACTCAAGATACACTTCTGTATCTTCTAACCAAGCCCTACGAAAGAATTCATTCTTATCTGTAAATTTACTTTCTTTTACTTTACCTTCCCCAAATAATAATTGAGAAACATATTCCAAAGACAAAGAAGGTAATGTTCCTCTTTGAGAATCATTCCATTGTCTTTCAAAAGCCAAATCAAGAGAAAGAGTTATGCGGCCTCCAATTGGTTGTTCTATTGGCGAGAATCCCTTTTCACCATATGCGAATTTGAAGCCCTCCTTCGCCTTAGAAATGCCCTTAATTGATGCAATAGGAGACATTATGCGAGGGTCTAATCCTAAAGCACAGGCTCTTTTAATCAAATGAGGCAAATCGAATCTTTGTCCGAACCAAGCAATTAGCATATCGGGGTCTTTAGTAAGCATTGTTCTCATGAAGTTTTCAAGCATATCTTTTTCAGAATTAAAAGCATACATTTGTTTATATTGTAAAGTGGAGAATCCATTAGATTCTCCATTAGGAAACCATACCCACTGGTAATATTTTTTATCGTAGTTATCATACGCTACAATAGTAGTAATACAATCGTGATATTCTCCGCCTTGTTGCCATTCCATATCCCAATACCATTTTCTTAAATCGTATTCGGGCATTTCATGAATATTATCAACTGCATATCTAAAGTGATAAGGAACATCTGCTTCATAAGTTTGCTTAAACAAATCTTTTGCTTTTCTTAAATCAAAAGAATTTTCTACGATAACTTTCTTTAATGGTTCTTTATCAAGATTTACAAAATCGCCTTTAATATATTCAAAATCTCTTGTAATGTATTTAGAAGGAGAATAAGAAGGAATTTCCTCTTGGCTATCCAATATATAGAAATAAGGACTGAAAGGCACAATATTAAATTGTTTCTCTCCATTCTCTCTCCATGATAAAAAGATACTTTTACCATCATCACATTTGCTAATAATCATCAATTACCACCGACATAAGGGGCTTTCAAAACTAACCTATCATTTGCTACGATTAACATAGGGAACTCATCTTTTACATAGAAGTTTAACATTTGGTCTTTCTCAAAGAAAGAATACAATGGAGAACTAAAGTCCAGTGTTGCTGAATCTCCTGTTAAAAATGTAGGAGTAATACTCTCTTCATAAGAAGTAGTTGCGTTTGTAGTTGAAGTAATCTTAACTACTCCCTCATGGAAGTTAAGATTGTAAATACCCGACTTTACTAATTCGGCATTCTTAATACAATCTTTGAAAACATTTTGACTAAGAGTAAATGCTCCTTCAAAGTTAGAATTACCAAATGCAAACATTGTTTGTGGATTTGGTTCATATCTAACATGATTGGTCATTTGGATTAGTCTTTGTAATGCATCGTTAGAGGGGTGTTCTACAAGTTTAGGCACATTGGCTTTCTTTGTGCCACTTGACATTGATATGTAGTCGCCTACAACAACATTTACTGTATCGCCAAATGATTTCAAATAAGGCAGAATAAGAGAAGAATCGGCAACAAAACTACCGTTCTCTCCTTCTTCTACCTGCAAAGTAATCTTTAGCATAAAAGTAGAGTCACCATTGTATAATGATAGAGTATTTTCATAGATATGAGCGTAAAAGATACTCCCAAAATTACTACTACTGAATCCATTATTTGTTAGATGCTTACCTTTTACTTGTAGGCTTTCTAATGCTTCTTTTAGTTCGTTGCTATTTACATTAAATTTCATACCTTACCATCTCGCAATTCGGGAATACCATTCCAATTTACATTTCCATTTTTTATTTCTAAAGATTCCCAAACCTTTCCTACGAGTTCGGTATTTGTTTTACTGCTAAGTAGTTCAGCCTTATAGACCACATCTCCTTTACGGAGTGTTCTTCTTGTTGTAATAATCTGATGCAAGTAATCGCCCCAATTATGCCAATTAGGTTTGTTCCCAATTACTTCTCCTGTTGCTCCATAATCAGCCTTAGCGTGAGTAATATACACTTGGTCACAATTTAGATTCTTACACATAAGAAGTAAAGAATAGAAAGGAGCGTTTCTTTTACCCCATTCAAACTTCATCTTTTGTGGTTTTCCAATCTTTGAACTACCAGTGACATGAAGTGTGCAACAATCAAGCCACTTATCTACTCCATCAAAAACAAAGACTACATCTTCGCCTTCTTCAATCTTAGATTTGACATAAAGAACAAAGTCTTCTGAATTTGCTTCGGACTTTTGTATATCTAATTCACCATTTTGATTTCTAACTTCGGGATTCCAAAGAGTAATCCTATCAGTCATTTCATGATTTTGTCTCCAAGTAGGCTCGCAACCATCATCCCAATCTAAAACATAAATTTGTTTATTTGGAAAATCAAGTGCCAATCCGCTTTTTACAGTTTTAGGTTCTCCCCAAATACCGCATACTAATCGGTTTTCTCTTGCTAATCTACTTTCTGTCTGTTTCTTTAGTTTATCAGCAAAGGCAATTACTCTTGCATTACCTTGTGCTTCCAAACTTGTTGCTTGTGTATTTTTATTGCTTGTCAATCCCATTTTTATCACCTATTTGCTTTTTGCCAGTTCATTTTTAATTCTTCCACTTCTTCTAAAGAAGAAAGTTCTAATCTAACTTCTTTAGTTCCTAAATGGAGTTTAATGTGGATGTTGTTGTTTTCCCAGTTTTCTTTCATTGTAATGAAATCAACCTTTGATAAATCAACAATCCATTTATTTTCATAATCCATAAATTTTTCATTCATTGTTGTTCACCTACTTCTTTGTATTCTTTGTATAACTTTAGAAAGTATTCAAAGAAAGGTTTGTTAAAGTTTTCAATAATATATCCTGCTTGAGAATATATCTTTAATTCGTAATTATTATCCCCAATGATATTCCAACTAAAATGTTGAATCATATCAAAATGGATAAATGCTCTTTTTGTTTTTATTGCATTTGCATATATTTCATTCATAATATCACCTAATAGGGCTTCGCACCCTTTCGAGCATCAATTTTATCCACAAGTTTATGCTTACACTTGCTGAGTTCGGGCGAAAGAACCTAACCCGATGGATTATAAATTAGGCTTCAAAACCAATCAAAGTCTTCCTCCATTGGTTGTGAAACTTCAACCGAAGAACCGTGTTTAACAGTGCATAAAAGACCCGATGCATTAATTGTCACAGGCTCTACTTCACCATCAACAGTTCTTTGACTTGTTCTACCAACAACAATAACTGATGAACCAATACCGAAATCAAGAGTTAGATGTTCGGGAATCCAACAAGTTACCATTCCCGAATCGTTATCATAATCTAATTCGGCATTCAAATCGGTAATGTTGATAATTCTATTACCGTTTGAAGTCGGTGTCATATTCATATTACATACTGTTCCATCTGTAATAACATATCTCTCTTTAGAAGCAATTGCTTGCCTTTGGATATGTTCTTTATCCAACTCTACAAGAGAAACGATGTTTGACATGAAGTTATCCTTCAACGCTTGTTCAAAGTCAAATGAACTCATATCACGATATACTTCATTTTCTGGGTCAAGAGAACTATTCAAGGTTAGACTGTTCAAAGTCAAGTCCTTTGCTCCATAAATATCTGTTCCATTAGAACCCTCAATGCATAGGAAATGAACCCATTCAAAAGTATTAGGAGCAAAATCTACTCCTGCTTGATTCTTGTAAGAGAAGAACCATGCTTTATTTTCACTTCCACCAACAGAACCAAAGAAGATACCTGTTCTTCTAAACTGTTCTTTAGGTAGTGGCTTTCCATAGTTAGCATTCTTTCCGCCATTCATATAACTGGCGGTGCTATCTAAAGGAATATAGATTCTGCCATCTTCAAGAGTTTCTGCTCCTTCGGGTAAATCTGCAACAATCTTTTCTTGGTATTCGCCATTAAAGTATCTTGATACAGACCACTTACCCAAAGCATTTTGATTTGCTACTGCAACAATGCCGTTTTGTAGGGCATTATCTTCATCACGCAAATACTCTTCTTTTGCTTTGTTTCTGTTCCAACTCATCATATCTCTTGGTGCATCAAGGGAAACAAAGAACCCAAACGCTGCTCGGTAGTAAGAGTCATTAGAAGAGGCATTACCACTCTTTTGGCTTCTCTTTGCATTTGCTACATAGTTTCGCCAAAGACCCAAACCGATAGGATTTGTTTCTTCTATTCCGTTCTGCTGACAAAGTTCAGCGAACTTCGTCATAGCATCTTCTTGAGATATTCCCAAGACTTCTGCTCCTTTCATTATTTCATTCTTCGTATTTTCTTCCATAGTTTTTCACCTTTTTTTGTTTTTTATTTTTACAATAGTTGTCCCACCATCCATGATATTAGCACTTTAGGGGTCATACTATTGGAACGCCATTCTGTTTCTCCTACTGTTCTTAACAGTTTAAATTTCATATTGCTATCAAGTCCCTCCGAACTGACAACAACATCGTGCAATCCATTACAAATTTCTCTAATGGTTTTGCCTTGATACAATAAATCATGAAATTCACCCAACACATTTAGATTCTTATTTGTAATTTTTAATAGTAATTCGTTGTATTCACTTAGCGATATTTCAACTTGTTTCTTGAGAGTCGTATTACTTGACTTGGCCGCTTGGAGTTCAGTAATTGCTCTCCTCATATCACCATTCATGGTGTATAAAAAGCCCCCTAATTCTTCATCGGAGAATCGAGTAATGTTTTCTCTTGAAAGAACGGACTTCACCATATCCAACATACTTTCGTTTGAAATAGGCTTAAAGTGATAATTAGCACATCTACTTTGTAATGCAAAGATAATTTTATTTTTATCATTACAAGTTATGATAAAACGAATGTTATTAGAATATCTTTCCATAATTCTCTTTAATGCATTTTGAGCATCAGTAGTCATTCCATCCATTTCATCTAATAAAATGATTCTAAAAGGAACATCGCCCATAGTTCCACTTTGGGCAATATTTTTGATTGTAGTTCTAACAGTCTCTAATCGCCTATCATCAGAAGCATTTATTTCTACAAAGTTATCTTTGAATCCTTCTTTAAGAATTTCTTTACCTAATACGATAGAGGCGGCAGTTTTACCATTACCCGAATTACCATAAAGCAAAACATTAGGCATGTTGCCTTCTTCTTTCCAAGAAGTTGCATCCATTACAAATTGTTCTTGTCCGTATAATTCTGATAATTTATTTGGTCTATATTTTTCAGTCCATAACATTATTCTTCCTCCGCATATATTTCATATAAGTCGGTCATGGCTTCTTCTCCGATGTATTCTCTCAATATCCAATACCATTTCTCATAATCAAATTTCATTATAATTCCTCCGTTACTACTCCATCTTTTACTTGATAATTTTTAATTACAATTCCTTGATGTTGTGGTAGGGGTTGAGGGATTGGTAAGGGTTCTCTAAAGACTTCCTTTACTACTTCCACTTCTTTGATTACCTCTTTCGTGTTTCCTTCTTTCATTTCAGCATACCATACTTGAGGTTTATAGAATATATAATAAAATAAAGGAAAAGATACTGAATGAAGTATTGGCAACAGAATT